TTAGTGTGATAATGAGTGTATAAATCATTGTGAGATAGACACACTAAAAAAAACTTTGCATTCCCTCTAGCAATACTGTATTGTCTTCACTACAACTTGAGCACTTGAACTTTACACTATGAGATAGTGTAGGCATATCCTCAATAAACTTTTGCAGCATTTCAAATTGAGTTCTATTCATTGACTCGATAAAATCTTGTACTTCTTTTTCGGACTCATCTTTTAAATCAATACGCTCATCATTAGTGTGAACTGCTGACAGACTTGCTCTTAGAATTGCAAATACTTGATCAGTTGAATTACCTTCTGGATTCAGCTTAATGATATCAGAATAACATGGCCATCTGGTTTCGATCTTAATATCATTACCAAGATCGATCATATGATCAACTTCTGGTACATCAACTTTGATGTCTTCTACATTGACTGATACTTCGTTTGTTTCTTCACATTTGGTGCATTGAACGCCAACCTTTGAAGTCTCACCTACTGACTTTGCTCTCAGCTTAGTGAACATATATTCAACATCAAACGTTGTTAGTTTTGATTTGTTAACCCCATCCTCTATGCATGCATCTAGTGTGTCTACAATAGAGTTCAACATCTGGTTATTGTCGTTAGACTCCATAGCCATCATTAGAACTTTCTCTTCTTTCACAAGAAACGGTCTGAACCTTACTGTTTCTTTTGTTGAAGGGATAGTCATATCATACTTGGGAGTCCCATTAATCTTAGGTAGTGCCATAATTTATCATCCTTATACTCTAGTCCAGTTTCTGTATGAAAGCTGGACCTGAAGCTGGACTAGGCCATCCAGCTCATTATTTAATTCAATTGCATTTAGTGTTGTTGGAAATGCATCCAACAGTTTGGTTTCATATACAATAGACTCTCTCGTACGAATATCTAGATCAATATTAATCCCAAATATTTTATCAACAGGAAAGTCAAAAGCCATACCTTTCTTTAGCTGAGCGATTCTAACATCTCTACAGTATGTTGAAGGATATGATATTTCGTATGTATCTTGATTAATTGTAGACTGTTGCCACTCTTCAAAGTATTCTTTTACTTTGTAATCATTCATTACATAGAAGGTCATGTTCACATCGTCTGATGCAAAACCATTAGGCATCTTGCGACCCTTGATGCCAATCAATCTTTCTTGTGTTAAGATTTGACGTCCTGGCATGTTGACATTAGAACATAGTATATTCAAGTCACGTGTATCATACCTACCAAGAGAAGGAAGTGTAACCATAAACTGATTGGCGCTGGCAAACCCTCTTGACTTTGATGCTACTGATTTTAGTTGGTCAATGTTCATCTCAACATCCTTCTTGAATCTTGATACACTTTATTACCACTTTGCTTCTGCCAATCGGCTAATGGTAGAAATGTTGCAATCTCCCATTCAGGAGCTGGTATGATAGCAAACCTACTTTTAACATGATCTGTTAGATAGTGTTTGAAGCAAGGCTTAAAGTACTTTGTACGAGCTGATCTTTTAAGATAATTGTAAGTGACAGCGAATCTGGTTTTTTCATCGTAGTATTTGTTATTCGTATTATCCAACAACACATCTAAGAACTTAGCTCTGAGTGTTGGAGGAAGGTAATGAAGATTCATTCCATAAAAACCACCAGGTGCAGAATCAACAATAATTGTCAAAGGAAAAGAGTCATAGTATGGTAGCTTGTCTTTTGTCTTTGGATTATAGAAGAACATAGCCATAGCTCCAGGTTGAAACCTGCTCTTTAGCTCAATAGGCTCTTCTTTCATAAGCTGATTACGATTAACACGTCTCATCGTCTGGGCCTTCTTACGGAACCAGTCTCTTGATTGTTTCGTGCGAGGAGTGATTCCGTTACGGAATGCTTCCATCTCTAGTGTTTGAAATAAATTACTCATGCTGGTATTTATACCTTTTTCTTAACCTTTTTCTTTCGAAAAGGCTTTAGTGGCTTGAGGGCTTTCAACCCACCTTTCTTTGATTGCTTTGGCATGATTCCCATTTCAGTTAATGTCTTCTCTGTCCAAATTTGAAACTTCCAACCACGATCATTTGCATACTCTTCAGCAGCTTCCCACTTATTCATATTCTTTACATACGTCATTGCCTCGTTGATATACCGCTTAGACTTGTCTGGTCGCTTAGGAGGTGCAGTTTCTTTCTCTGGTTTGATTTCAACAAGGATTGTTCTACCATCCTTATAAGTAATCTTGAGGTCCATAAAGTATCTATGCATACGCTTATCAACATCCCAACGATATGGAATTACTACTTCCTCACTTGACCAACCTCTGATATTGGCATTCATATCACACCAATAAAAGCAATGACGCTCCCACATAGATCGATAAATCACCTTATCAGCGTCACCTTTATACTTGCTGCGGTGTTTTACAATATACTTTCCTGAATAAGCCATATAAATACTTTCAACGTTTAACACTATTTATTGGATTATTAAATGGCTCTACAATTTCCTGTTGATCTAGAAGATACAAAATATGAAGCAAGAGTTAGTTTTCAGGCAATCAAACTACGGGCTGTTGATGTTGCAGCTATCTTTGGCAATGCACCCACAATAACTGGATATGGTGAGAACCAAGTTGATCCCAATCTTGCACGTGCTGCTGGTGTTAGTAACACCAGATCTAGTTCTCGGTCTGATACTATCAGAGCAATGAACGGTGATAATGCTGATCAGCAAACTATTCAATCAGGTGAAGTGATTGAGCGTAGGCTTGGTAAATGTACGCTGTTCCTTCCTCAAGCAGTTCAGATCAATGATGCAGCTGCATATGATAACGTTGATCTGGGTATCCTTGGTGCAAGTGTCGCTTCTGGCTTGCAAGCTGGTAATGCTGTCGTTCCTTCCCTTATGAACGCCGCTGTAGAAGGTATAGACTCGTTTGTTGATACCTTGACGGGCAATGCACCGCTAGGAACTCCTGTAGGCAGGTTAGCTGTAACCAGAGCCGCAAATAAGATACCATCAGATGCAGCAAGAGGTGCTGTTAGATCTGCTACAAGAACATCTGTAAACCCCAACACAAGAGCTTTATTTAAAAGTGTGCCGTTGAGAGAGTTTACATTTACATTTAAAATGATTCCGACTTCAAAGACTGAAACTCAAAATATTAAAGATATTGTCAACTTCTTCAGAACAGAATTGTATCCTGAAGTGATTAAAATTGGTAACATCAATGCTGGATATGAATTTCCTAATGTCTTTGAAATCAACATGTACTATAAGAACACAAGTAATAGGCTAGCAACAAGAATTCTACCATCTTATCTCAGAAACTTTACTGCCACATATAACTCTGGGAGTATGGGCTTTCTCGAGGGAGGAGATTTCACAGAGGTAGATATCTCAATGACGTTTGTGGAATCAAGTACACTCCACAAAGAGCTTATTGGACAAGGATACTAATATGTATTTTAAAAGATTTCCATTAGTTGGATATAATTTTGGTGATAATGAAGCACAGACACTGTTTCCTAACCTGACTGCTTATGTAGATATTATAGATCAGGTCAAACAAGAAATATCCTTTTACGAGAAGTATACTATCCTGGATGGGGATCGTCCTGATATTGTTTCTCAAAAGTTATATGGCACACCAGATTATCACTGGACATTCTTTGCAATGAATGATCAACTAAGAGAGTCAGGGTGGCCTATGCCTGAGCATGAGCTTAGAACAATGGTTAAGAAACGCTATCCTCACAGAGCTGTTACAACAGAAGGTAACATCGCCTCCTTTTTTCTTCCTGGAGTAAATGTTGTTGGTAAAACATCTGGCACTACTGGATCGATTATTGAAAGAAACTTGGACCTGGGTCAATTGATCATTGCTTCAGATAAAAACGAAGCTGGGCTTAATAACAACTTTGGAACAACTGAACAGATTGCTGCTGGAGATACAGTAGAACAACAAGCCATTAACGTTGTTACTGCAATTGGTGAGAGTACTCAATACAACTCGGTCGTGTATTATAAAAACTCTAGTGGTGATATTGTTGACATTGATCCATTCAATCAAGTGACAACTAATCTAACGCCTGTGACTATTATGGAAGATTATATTAGTTTTAATGAAGACCTAAAGAATATTACAGTGATCAAACCAGCCCAAATCACAAATGTTGCAAATGAGTATTTTAAGCTATTGAGAGAATAATATGTCTGCTGAACAAAGTCAATACATTCTCGATAAAGTAGATTTTACTACAGAGAGATTTCCTGAGGAGATCTTTGATATCAGCACATCTGTTGTTGAGTTAAATATTTTTGAGAATATTGAATTACCATATCTAACAGGATCCTTAGCAATGACTGATGACGTTGCTTTTAAAACTACTATTGGTATTAAAGGATCAGAACGGATTGCTATTCAACTAAAGGCAACTTCATCATCTAATACTATAATTAAAAAATTTATGGTAACAGGTATTGCCAAAGAGATATCAGTAAACGAACGTACTGATGTTAGAGTGTTAACATTAATTGAAGAGCACGCATACCTAAGCAATATTCAAAAGATCAGCGAGACCCACACAGGTGTGCCAGAAACAATAATCGAAGACATTCTTTCTAGCTACCTCGCCAAAGGCCTTGCCTACAACGATGATAATTTTGAAGTAGGTAGGTTTGCTAATCAAAGTAAAATGAGAGTTATTATTCCTCAGTGGAATCCACTTCAAGCTGTTGATTGGTTACGAGATAGAATGGCTGCTTCAAATGGTAGTCCATTCTTTCTATTTGCAACAATGAGAGATGATGATATTCATCTGGATGATTTAGCTACTCTGATAGAAACTACTCCGTGGAATGAAGATACCCCATACACATATGCTCAAGCTTCTCATAACGAATTTGCTGCTGCCAATGACCCCAACGAACAGATTAGAAAAGTCTTCCATGTTAAATCATATGCAGCTTCAAGCATTGAGAGTACTATGAGACTAGCACAATCAGGAGCCCTAGGTTCTCTGTTTGATGTATTTGATCTTACTGCTGGTAATGCTATTGCCGATACTTTTCATACTGGCCGCGACACAATGAATAATTTTTTGGAAGACATTGGATATACTCCTGAGCAAGGGATTACATTTGACGATACACTACAGATTGGAGTTCCCAACAAAGGAATATTTAATGTCGGTAACTATAAGTCTAAAACATTTAGCTCTGTAGTTGCTTCCCGACAGTTTTACGGTGAAGACGAATCACCATTAGCTGGATATCACGATGAGAATGGTAACTTAGGATTGTATAAACTAAAGATTAAATCTGCTGCATTGAGATCATTGCTTATGAACAATGTGTTTACAATATCTGTACCAGGTCAACCATACTTGTTGGAGGAAAGAGCTGGAGTAGGATCTACAATTCAACTTAACTTTGCTGAACCTACTTTAGATCCTACTAGATCTCAAGAAGTTGACAAAAACAGATCTGGTAAGTTTTTAATATACAAAGCAAGACATAAATTTGTCGATGGAATCTACGACACATATATGGATATTGTTAAGTTAACAGGATCAACATCATGAGAGCAATAAATACTGAATACTATGGTGATGATACCAGATGGTTTATTGGAGAAGTAAAATCAATCGCGGATCCAGATAAGCTTGGCCGAGTTCGTGTTAGAATATTTGGATTGCATACAAGTAACACATCTAAAATTAAAAACACTGATCTCCCGTGGGCAAATGTTGTCCTTCCTGTAACTCAAGGAGGAACTTCACAAACTACAGCACCTACTGGTATACAAATTGGCGCAAAAGTGTTTGGTGTCTTTATTGATGGCAGCCACTCTCAAGTTCCTTTAGTACTTGGTTCTATTCCACACAACCCTCAGATGAGGGTTAGTTATGATGGCCCTTCAGACAATTATGTTATACCTGTACCATCACAAACAGCTCCACAGTTTAGAGAAGGTGATGAGATCAATGGAGCAATAAACGAGAGATTGACCAACGCTGGTGAATCTCAAGGAGCCGTTGGTGCTCCTCTTACACAACAACAAGCTGATATTCTCAATGGTGTTGTTGCAGGGGCTGGAGATTTAGGAACAGATCTAATAGGTCAAAATAGACAAGAGCAGGCGTTTAACTTTTTGAAACAATACTTTCAACGAAGGGGACATAACAACCCTGGATATATTGCTGCAGCGTTTGTTGGAAACTTTATGAACGAATCCTTTGCAAGATTAGATCCCACGATTGGGGAAACAGATCCTTTGGTTCCTGGAAGCCGAGGAGGGTTTGGTATTGCTCAGTGGACAGGTCCTAGAAGAGTTGCATTAGAAAAATATGCAGCTAATCACAATGCGTATGTAGGTAATTTTACAATGCAATTGAATTGGGTGATTGACGAACTAGAAGATACACATGGATATGTCTTCACATGGCTACAAGAAGATCAGACAATGGAATCAGCAACGGAAACAGTATTTGCTTGGTATGAAAATCCAGAGGTTTCTGTTAACTTCAAAAGCGCTCACCCAGAAGCTAAGAGTTGGAGATCGTATCAAAGAGCGGGGGGGATTGCTGCATTTCTTCGTAGAAACTCTCAACAAGGCTCGGTAATTAGAGCATACAGACTTGAATATGAAGAAAGACTTGGCGATGCCAAAGCAGTATATAATGCATACGGAGGATAGTAATGGCAACTCTTTTATCACTTAATTCAAAACTAAAAAGCCTTGGTATCATATCTGGGTTTGACAAACTTGCAACAGAAGCAACTACAGTGGCTTCATCAGTTCAAGCGCTTAACTCTTCAAGCCTTGGTGATGATATAAATGCTACAATTGGTGGTGTACAGGGATTAAATACCACAGTTGATGCAGCTGTAGCTATTGGGTTGTTAACAGAAAATCTTACCGGCCTACAAAGTCAAATTGTTCAAGATGTTAGTGCAAGCAAAAGCGATCTTGATCTGATCACAGGCAATCAGGTAGATAACTCTTTCAACGATTTGGTATTCACAAGTGCTACTGCTGAAGGAGTTAAAGCTGGCGTTAAATTTGTTGCATCTCCAACTGACAAGCAACTAACAGCTATTCTAGGAAATATTGTACCAGAGCAATATGCAGGGCAAGTTTCTGATTTAGTCAGTAAAACTTTTAGTGAATTTTCAAGCGATCTGTCCTCTGCTGTATCTTCTTTCAATACATCGTTCTCAGATATTTTAGGATCTGTTACTGGTAATGTTCTTCAAGATGTTATCTTACAGAATGATACCCGCCCGTTAAACATTATTGAAAATCTTGGGGTTAGTGAAAAAATAGCTGGAGAAGCTCTCGTTCTTTTACAAAATAATAAGTTAAATGAAGCGACTGAGCTTGTTGGTAGTGTATCAGATAAAAGTATTGACGAGATTGAAAGAGTACTTGCCGGTGTGCCAACTAGCTTGGAAGATCAGATTGATAAAAGAAATGTAGGATCTTCTTCTACAGGAGTATATGATGTATCAGATAAAAACAACGAATGGAATGGCGCCCAGACTACTGAAGACTTTTTTGATATTATAGCAACTCAAGAACAACTAACTATTGAGATGTTGAAGAGCTCGAGAGAAATAACAGAAATTGTATTCTTTGGACATCAGATGACAGAAAATCAGGTTCTTACCTCAAAAGAGATTCACCAAACATATATTGCTGATGGTAATGATGGTATTCCCTTTCACTATGTTGTATTGCCCAACGGCAATATTCAACGAGGAAGGCCACTATCAAGAGAAGGTACGTTCTCAACAACTCATAGTAAATTTTCAATAGGTGTTGTGATTCCTCATGTTGTAGGAGCTCCTGCAACTGTGATGCAAGGTAAGAGTGTTAAACAGTTGATTGAATCATTTTATAGTGTATGGCCAGGGGGTCAGGTGTTTGATGCTGAGATAGATACTGGTGATTCAGAAGTAAAAGTTGGAGTAAATATGGGAAACTATATTGCTTCATTTAAAAAAGTAAATTATGGTAGTGCTTCGAGATCATTTTCTTCTCAGCAGCTTATATCAGCAGCGCAAGGAAACGTGTAATGTCAACTAGAAATGTAGAGAGTCTTGTTAATAGAACTACCACACAGGGAAGTGGTCCTGTACAAACTGCCGGCCGAGTAGAAAGTGGTGTTGGAGATCAAACTGGAGTACATCCAGCTCCAGGCGCAGAGAATAGAGCAACAACAAATCGAGGTGGTAAACTTCTAAACACATTTGGGGTCGAAATTCCTGATAACACAATTCAAGGGAACGAAGCAGAGTACACTCAGGTATATGAATATACAACTCCTAGTGGACATTCAATTGAATATAACGACACATCTGGATCTGAAAGAATCATGATTCGTCATACCGATGGAACAGGAATAAACATTGGTCCTGATGGATCTATTATAGTTTCTTCTAAAAGAAGAGTTGATGTTGTAAATGAAGATTATAATCTTTCTGTAACAGGTGATGGTAAATTATCATTTCAAGGAAACCTATCATTAAGTGTTACTGGTGATCTGAATATTGATGTTGGAGGTGCATTTAATGTTAACTCTCAAAAGAAAGTTGAAACTATCAATGGACCGTCTATTGCCACAATATATGGAGATGATAATAGAACAGTCAAAGGCAATCAATCTCATATTATAACTGGAGGTGGGATGGCAACATTCCATGAAGGTCTTAATACAATTGTAAAAGGTGACTCCAGATATGCAGTTGAAGGAGACTTCCTAGTAGCATCCTCTGGCACTCTTACTATGACTGCTGAAGAGGAGGTTGTTATGACATCTCCTGAAGCTAATATTGCTGCGGATAATATATCAGTATTTGGTGATCAGGGTACAATAGGTGGTGAAAACATTATTATGTACAACTACAACATGCATACAAAGAAAACAGTTTGGTCAGAGACAGTAGATACAAATGTTGTGTATGGAGACTTAGAGGGCAATGCAAGAACAGCGACAACAGCAGGGACATCTCTCCATCAAAGCTATCCTGATGGGACTGCTGCACCTTCTACATATACACCGAGTGTAGGAACTAATCCCGACTATCCTGTAGATGATACTGCAAGAGACACAACTGCAACGGCTTTACCTACTTCTACATTACTAACAGATTATAGGACAAAGGGCTCTAAAGGTGTTAAGAAAGTGACTGTAGACCCCGATAATGTAATAAAAAACAATATTGATCTATCATCTAAAACGGCTGGTGTAACTGATAAACAACTAACTGCTGGACAAGTACGATCAAAAATGAGAGATCCAGCTCACAGAAACAATCCAGAGTTTATTGCGCTGATGCAATCTCAAGGTAAACTATCTCCAGAATATGCTAAGACTAGCCCACCTAACGTATCAACTATTGTGGATACAACTTCAATTGTTGTGCAGGGGCAGACACCTATTGGTAGTCCTTCACAGACTCTAACATCTAAAAGAATAAAGGCTGTATAATGCCAAGAAATTATTTACCAGATTTAAGATTTGCTCCAGAACGATTGGAAACAATTGATGCTTCTACAGCATTGTGCGATGGAGTAACAATTGGATCTTTTCTTAATGGAGTTACATTAGACCACATACCTACTATAGAAGAACGCAAACAACTTGCTAGAAACTTAATTCCACATGCAGAGATAGTAAGAGCTATTAGGGATAACGATAAAAGATTTTCTTTACATCAGCTTGTTGTTGTGGAGGGTATATACAAACCAGCGCCTGAAGAACAGATCACAGAGAGTGAAGATAATCACAACTTTCTTGCTACAACCGGTAGAGGGATTGTTTATGAACTAAGAAGAAATGGTAAAACAGACAACGATAAGACATTTGAATTAGCAAAGTATCTTCAAGTGTTTCATCCAACATTTGACAAAATCATTCTTGATTATGATACCTATGTTGAAGGTGAGCTAAACGCTCAAATTATAATACAGGTACCTGAAATTCCAACCAACTATAATGTAAAGTTTGATAGAATAGCTGAAACAAGATTCAACAATACTGTACAGGCAGTTAGTCAATTGGTTGAGATAACTGAGATCCCAGATACTTCAGTTAAGTTTCCAGCAATACTACCTGATCAAGTTGCTGGATACTTTACCGTTGGAGACATTCATGCAAGGTTACTCAGAGTTTACGGTGGAGATCCATGGCAGTCTTATGCATCTGATGGACGAACATCTCGTGATGAAACAATTAAACAAAATATTAAAAAGATCAAATCAGGCGAAGTTGTAGTGATATCAGCTGGATACAATGATACTGTCACTTCCACAGATACTCCACAGGCAATTGGAGAACGTGTAAAATCCATTGTTAACGAGTCTGTGAGACGGAGTCATGTTGTAACATTTATGCTATTTCCTATCACAAGCAAAGCCCCCACATCAAGACATCAACAAGTAAGACAAGCAATTGTATCAGCATTAAGCTCATTTAATGATGTTAGAATTGTCGACCTTAACGAACCCCAATACAGTTTAGGGTTTGATGGGCAGGCAATGACTAAGCAGTCTTACATTTCAATCTCAAACATCCTAATCTAAACGTATAAATAATAGAAATTATTTGGAAGTAAAATGGCTATTAGAAGAGTTCTATCAACAGAAGATGGTAATCTACAAAAGAGTACGCTGATATCATCTCGTACTGTAGATTACGTTGATGTTGATCTTTCGTTTAACAAAAAACCTGCAGGTGATGTGTACAAAAAGAAAGATGCATCATCCGTTAAACAGGCGATCAAAAACCTTCTGTTAACAAACCACTATGAAAAACCATTTCAACCTTTCTTTGGTGCAAACCTTAGAGGACTATTATTTGAACTTGCTGATGATCAAACCGAATCAGAAGTCAGTGTTAATATTGCAAGCGCTATTCAGAGTTATGAGCCTAGGGTTGAAGTAATGGATATCGATGTTAATGTTCTTCCAGATCAAAACGACATGAGAGTGTCGATTGTGTTTAAGATAGTTAGCACAGAAGAAATTGTAACATTCACTACGAACTTATCGAGGCTAAGATAATGGCAACAACAATTAAGTCAACAAACCTAGACTTTACGTCAATTAAAAATAACTTGAAGACATTCTTAGCTCAACAAGATGAGTTTGCTGACTATAACTTCGAAGCGTCTGGATTGTCTAACATATTAGATGTGCTAGCATATAATACTCACTACAATGGACTTATCGCAAACTTTTCGTTAAATGAATCATTTCTTGGAACTGCTCAGCTAAGAAGTTCTTTAGTATCCTTGGCTGAAGGTATTGGTTATATCCCTAAGTCAAAGACTGCATCAAGAGCAGTTGTCAACTTTTCAATTAATTTATCTTCTTTAGCTGAAAGACCTTCTACAGTTTCTTTAGCCCCTGGAGTTAGATTTGAAAGTTCAATTGATGATATTACTTACACATTTCAAACAAGAGAAACTGTAACAGCTACTGATGATGGGTCGGGCATTTATCAATTCAAGACTACTACAGGGTCTGCTAATATTACTATCTATCAAGGTACACAAAAAACAAAAACATTTATTGCAGATGCTATCACCCAAGATGCTCTGTACATTGTACCAGATAAGGATATGGATCTTGATACTGCTATCGTACGTGTATATGAAACACCAGCAGATACAGCTTTTACCACTTACCAAAATATTAAAGACGCCACGCTGATTAACGCTCAGACAGCTTTATACATTCTAAAAGAAGCTCCTAACGAATATTATGAACTATCATTTGGTGATGGTGTAACATTTGGAGTAACTCCTCAGGCTGGATACAAAATTGAAATAGATTATCTTTCAGTTGCAGGTCCTGTAGCAAACGAAGGTGCTGTGTTTAGTCCAATTACTCAAGTACAAGTGGGATTGAATAACTATACTATATCAGCATCAACTGTTACAAATTCTTTGGGCGGTGATTTAAAAGAAACTAATCAGTCGATTAGAATTAATGCTCCGTTCCAATATGCAACTCAGAATAGAATGGTTACTGCTGATGATTATTCATCTCTTGTTCTACGAAACTTTTCTACTCTAATTAAGGACATCAAATCTTTTGGAGGAGAAGATGCCCTAGATCCTGAGTTTGGTGCTGTGTACATGTCAATAGTTTTTGAAGATGATGTACCAGCATCAACTCAGACTACAACTAAAACTAGTATACAAGACTTGGTCAATCAGCTTTCAGTTGTTTCATTTAGATTGAGATTTGTCGATCCAGTTACAACATTTGTGGAAACAAATACCTTCTTCCAATTCAATCCTAAGCTAACAACTCTTTCATTAAACAGTATTACAGATTCTGTTAACACTGTGATCAGAGATTATTTTACAACCAACACTGGTAAGTTTGGGCAAGCATATAGAAGATCAAATATACTAACACTGATAGATGATGTCTCTCCAGCTGTACTTTCATCACGTATGGAAGTTAAGATGCAACAGAGAATAACTCCTAGACTAGATGCTCAAAACGATTTTACTTTAAGATATCCAACAGCGATCTCTGCTCCTGATGATAAAAACTTTATTGTTGACAGTACTTCTTTTAACATTGGCGGGCGAGCGTGTAAAATTAGAAACAAATTAAGTAGTAACAAACTGCAAATTGTAACTATCGATGGTCTCACTGTTGTTGTAGACAATGTGGGAAGTTATGATGCTGCTGGTGGAAAATTAAGTCTGGTGGGCTGGCAACCTAACAGTATTATTGGGGGTGTAAACTATATTAAAATTAGTGTGCTTCCAGCTAACCAAAGTGCGATTGGTCCTATCCGACAAGACATTCTACAGTTTGATGAAGATCCTTCATTCGCTTCCGCCGTAACCGTAACTTCAATATAGTAGTAAGACATGGCAAGAGATTATACACTAAGAGATAACTTTCGGAGAGATTATACGTTTACTGATAATCATCAGGTCGAACAAGTCTTGCCTGATTATTTTAAAACCGAATATCCCAAACTACTTAAACTACTTCAATATTATAATCAGTTTGAAGACTCTGATCAGTCGCCTGGCAGATTAATTCATGATATATTTCTTTCAAGGGACATCTCTTCAACAGATCTAACTCTACTATCATTTATTGAAGACGAATTACTGCTCGGGCAATCATACTTTGAAGGATTTACTAATAAAAGAGCCGCTGCAAAGTATTCTAACACTCTTTATAGATCAAAGGGTACATTGTATAGTATCCAACAGTTCTTCAGAGCGTTTTTTGGAATTACACCAGAAGTTAGATATACCAAAGAAGACAGATTTATGGTTGGTGTTGATGATTCTAGAATTGGACCTGAGTCACAAAAATTTCTTACTGATGACAAACTATATCAAGTATATGCTATTTTAATTAAAGCAGGTATACCTGTTGAGCAATGGAGAGAAGCATATAAACTGTTTGTACACCCAGCCGGAATGTACTTTGGAGGTGAAGTTCTTATTGAAACAACAGGTGGTTTTGCCTTTGGATCAATGCCAGACTTTGTTAAAGTTAGTATTGACCCTGTTGTTCAAGGCGAAGCTGCTTTAGGTATTCCTTTGGCTGTTACAGATCTTACTGGTGAAGTAGATTCAGATGGTAGAGGTACATACGGTAAACTTAGAATTGATCTTCCAAGCGCTGTTAAAACATACCAAGACATTCCACTTGATCAAATTGATCAAAACTACGATAGCATCGCTGAATTCATGGGTACAAACTCACCAACAATGGACGAAGACTCAGCTGGTGTTGATGGTCGAGTCGGAAGATTCAGCCAAGATAGATCAATATTCGATACTATGGATGAAGTTAAATATACCTGGTATGATTCTGATTCAGCTTAAAAACACTTATAAATATAACTAACCACAGATACGGATTTAGCAATGGCAAGACAAAATATCAATAGAGGCACTACAGCCAACGATGGTACTGGCGATACTCTACGTATTGCAGCAGGTAAAATCAACGATAACTTTGTAGAGCTTTATACTCTACTAGGTGGCGATAGTGCTCAGATTACTCAAAAGGTATCTTTGTCAGATGCTGGTGTAAACTATGCTGGTTTGGTACATGATACAATTTTAGGGTTCACTGAGGGATCTTCTGCTCATACAATTACTCTTCCAGCTGCTAATGGTACAGTCACACTGAACGAAGCGGCGCAAACTCTTACTAATAAAACTATCACATCACCAGTGTTAACCACACCTCAGATTAATGATACAAGCGCTGATCATCAATATGTTGTCGCTGTAAGCGAGTTAGCAGCTGATAGGACTATTACACTACCTCTACTAACAGGGGATGATGAGCTTGTATTCAAAGACCACACTCAAACTCTTACCAACAAAACATTTACAACACCCAACTTTACTAACCCAGTCATTACAGGACACATTAATGATACAAATGGTTCAGAGTTTTTAGAGATTTCACCTTCAGCAAATGCTGTGAATCATATACAAATATCAAATGCCGCAACAAATGGCATACCCCAGCTTGCTGCACATGGGACAGATACAGATATTGGTTTAGGGGTGTCTGGTAAAAATGCTGGGTTAGTACACATACAAACTGGAATCAGATACAGAACAGAAACAGTAAATGCCAACGCGCAGGCAATAAGTTTAGAACGACCCATGTCTATTTTTAATCTGGGTACTGCTAGCACAGCTACATTGGCAGACGGTTCTTTTGTTGGGGAAACAAAAACATTTGTTAATAGAGCTCCAGGAGCTGTCACCGTGACTCCTGCAACATTTTTTAACGGTACGAGCTTTACGGTAAAACAATACGGTATAGTAAACTGCGTATGGGTTGATAATACAGATGGATGGATGCTAATGACACCTAAACTGTACACATCAAGCGATACTGACGCACTATACTATATAACAGCATAAGAGATATAACATGCCAGCAATCATTACAGATAGATTTAAAAAAGAGATTATTCTAAGCCTCCAAGGAGATATTGCAGATTCAGCAAATAGCTACTATGTTGCTGTTGGTAGACCCACTGATTGGGATAGTGATGATACTGCTCCTAATCCTCTCAACAATATCAGAACCTTGCGTGATGCTCAGTACAACATGATCTCTGTAAAAAATGTGGAAGCAAACTCATTTGTTATTCCTAGGTATTCTTGGTCGCTTGGTGCAATCTATCAAGGCTATAATGATAATACAGTAGGACATCCATCAAATAGTTTCTATGTGATTACAGATGAAAATAACGTATACGTTTGCTTAGAGGCTGGTAAAGCTGCAACAGGACAATCTGTTACTTCAACTGTGAAACCCACCGGTACTCTTACAACAGCATTTGAAACAGCTGATGGGTATGTGTGGAAGTTCTTATACTCAGTTGGTGCTTTGAGAGCATCACAATTCTTATCTGCTAACTTCATGCCAGTTACTAAATTTGGAGCCTTTGACTCTGATGATCCAGCCGACCATGTTGAGCAGGTTGGTATTCAAAACGCGGCTTCAGCTGGAGAAGTAGTAGGCTATCAAGTAACTTCGGGCGGGTCTGGTTATACAACAATTCCAACAGTCTCTATTGTAGGTAATGGTACAGAAGCAAAGGCCACTGCAAGAATCAGTGGAGGGGCTGTTACTGTAATTGACGTGAAAGATTCAGATGGATTAAAAGCTCATGGTTCTAATTACTCGTATGCTCATGTAGAAATTTCTGGAGGTAACGGAACAGGCGCAACTGCTAGACCTATTATTGGTCCTGCAAAAGGGTTTGGGTCTGATCCTAGAGACGATCTCAAAGCAACTGCAATTATGTTCACAGCGAAACCAGATGGAGCTGAAGGATCGAACTGGGTTATCAATAATGATTTCAGACAAGTTCTTTTGGTAAAGAATATTGAAATCCCTGACTCAGATGCTCTTTATGCTGGTGTTACTGGTAATGCATTACGTAGAATGGAATTCTCCAATATTACTTCAAACTTTTCTGCCGATAAAACCATTAAAGGCGTATCGTCTTTAGCTGAAGCATATGTTGTAAAAGCAGATTCAGACACTGTTTGGTATATTCAAGATTCTGACACACAATTTGGTAAATTTATTGAAGGTGAAACTATCGGTGAAAACGATGGTAATGGAGTCGGGGTACTTGAAACAGCAGGCGTCGATGCAGATTCTTATGCATATGTGAACGGTGATGTAGACTTTAGCTCCGGTGAAGTAATGTATATAGATAATAGAGCAGCAATTCAAAGATCTGCTGACCAGACAGAAGATATCAAAATTATTATCCAACTCTAATGGAAGACTAGTATGGCTCAGACGTTTACATCAGAAATTTTTTCATCTACTTATAGAGATGATTTTAAAGATAGTGATAACTATCATAGAGTATTGTTCAATAGTGGACGTGCTCTACAAGCTCGCGAGCTTACACAACTCCAAACAATCATTCAAAAAGAAATGTCCCGTCTAGGAAAGCATTTGTTTAAAGAAGGTGCAGCTGTGAATCCTGGAGGGGTTACAGTAAACACTGAATATGAATTTGTGAAATTGGATACAACAGTTAATCAGCTTCCAGCTACAATTACTGATTTAGTTGGAGTAGAATTTACCTCGTCAGGCTCAATCTCCTTTAGGGTTATTGAAGTTGTGGCAGCTACTGGATCTGATCCAGCCACGTTGTACATAACATACACAAATACTTCAAGTGGGACATCGGGGGCATCCCCCATTCGAGTGGCACCTGGTGAAGAGCTAACAAGTTCTAGCTTTACACTTACAGTACAATCGACAAACACTACTTCTAACCCAGCAGTTGGACAAGGTTGTAAAGCGTCTATTCATGGTGGTGATTTCTTTGCACAACAGCATTTTGTGTTTGCAACCGAGCAGTCTAAAATTATTTCAAAGTATTCCAATAATCCCACAGCAAGTTTGGGATTCAAAGTAACTCAAGATGTTATTACTTCATCTGACAATCAAGCTTTATTTGACAACCAAGGGGCTACGCCCAACCTTGCTTCTCCAGGCGCGGATAGATATAGAATTAAACTATCAATTGCAACAAGAGATGAAGTTGACTCGGATGAAAACTTTATTGAAGTAGCTAAAATTGTTAAAGGTGTAATAACTTCTCAAGTAACTGCTATTGATAGTTACAATGAGATTGATAATGTCTTAGCTCTTAGAACAAAGGAAGAGTCTGGGGATTATATTGTAAAACCATTTGAACTTTTATTTGAAACAAATGACTCGGACAACACCCAACTAGACTTTATTCTTAGTCCAGGTATAGCATACGTTGATGGTTATAGAGCAGGAACAACAGGTGAGACAATAATCACGGTTCCCAAACCACGTACAACTTCTTCGGAAAACAATCAGGTGGTTGCTGCAAACTATGGTAGTTATATTATTGTTGATGGTAAAGGTGGATCTAAAGGTATTCCTGATATTAACATCTTCCAAGAAATGAATCTTCGAAGTGCTGTTACTCATGGTGGTTCTACAATTGGTACTGCTAGAGTACGTCATGTAGAAGAAGATGGTGCTGACTATAGATTGTATCTCTTTGAAATTAATATGAATGCTGGACAAAACTTTGCTGATGTAAAATCCATTGGTGATAGTAACACTGACTTCTGGAACCTAGTACTAGAGAATAATAAAGCCGTCTTAAAGGACGCCGCTAGTAGTTCTCTATTGTTTGACTTACCAACAACAAGACCTCAATCAATCTCTGACATATCTCTTACAGTCCAGCGCAGATTCTCTACGCAAACAAATGGAGGTGGAGAAGCAACAATTTCACTTACAGCTACTGGTGAGACGTTTTCTGATACTACTCTTTGGACAATGGGCGCATCCGATTCGGATGTGGACACTAACGCATCAGTCTCCGGAGCGGGTACACAATCAGCGTCAATTACTGGCGCTGCTGTTTCTCAAAATCCATATGAAGTTCTTGCATATGTTAACAAGTCGCAGGGTGTTGTCAGAACAAAGACACTTACAGACAGAACACAAACAATCACTCCAGATGGAAATGGTAATTGTACATTTGATAAAGCTGATATCTTTTCTTTTGAAGTAATTAAAGATACGGATTCAGATGGGGATAGTATCACTTCTATCTATGAGACTGACGATGGTCAAAGAGACGACTATTACGATCTTGGAAAACTAAATCTAATTGCTGGTAACACAGCACCTTCTAGTGTATATGTCAAATACAAATACTTTGAGCATGGCGCTGGTGGGGACTTCTTTGCAGTTAACTCATATACAGGTCAAGTAGATTATGAAAGTATTCCTAACTTCACTAAAGCTGATGGTCAGGTAATCAATCTACGTAATGTACTAGACTTTAGACCAGTGGTCAACAGCTCGGGGAATTTTAGTTCTGGGGCTAAACTAAACGAACTCCCAAGACCGACCGATCTTATTACATTTGATGTTAACTATTATCAAGGTCAGGATGCTAAAGTTGTAATTGATGTTGATGGAAAAGTTAGAGTGGTAAGAGGAGCAGCTGCGGTTGATCCTAAACTTCCTAAGTCACCAGAAAATGCAATGGATCTGTTTAATGTTACTATGAATCCATATGTAATTGACGACAATGATGTGCAATCTGAAATGCTTACTTACAAGCGGTTTACAATGGCAGACATTGGAAGACTTGAACAAAGAGTTGCAAGTCTAGAAGAAACAACTGCTCTGACATTGCTTGAGTTGGAAACATCTCAGTTTGATGTGTTTGACTCAGCAGGACTAAGCAGAAATAAATCTGGATTCTTTGTAGATAACTTCAAAGACCAGTCAAGATCATTTGTTATCTCCCCAGATTACAAGGCTGCTATCGATCCTTCTCGTAAGCAAATGCGCCCCACATTTACCAACAGAAACGTGAATCTATTCTATGATAGTGATAATGCTGGCAACTCTAATGTTGTAATCAAAGGTGATAATCTATATCTAAACTATAGTGAAGTTGACTATCTTGAAAATGAATTCATGACTGGAACAGAAAATGTTAACCCATTTGCTGTGGTTCAGAAGAGAGGCTTTATGGAGCTCTCTCCAACATCAGATGAATGGTTTGAAACAGAATTTGTAGATCCTATTGTTGTTGATGGTGGATTTGAGCAAGGTAATGTTAACGGTCAGATTTGGGACGACTGGAGCTTTAACTGGTCCGGAGCAGAGAACATTGCAGTTGGAGATCAATTGGGTGACACTTTGACTGGTGCTACTCAACAAAATAATGCAAACGCTGTTCGATCTGGTAACACAACCACCACACCTCAATTCAGAATAGACCAAGCAGTACAGGTTTCTGGGCTAAGAACATCTACTACCTTTATAGATGAAGAAGGTGTAGAAGTCAACAGAACATTTATTCCGTTTATGAGAACGCGTAAGATTTTCTTTAGAGCGCAGGGCTTGAAACCTAATACAAGACACTTCCCATTCTTTGGAAACAAGAGTGTTTCTAGCTGGGTCAAACAAGAAACATTTAGAAACATTTCTACTGTTGACTCTGACTTCTCTTCGGGTTATAACGCAATCACACAACACCCTAACACACCAACATCAACCTTGCTGACAGATGCAAATGGTAAGTTGGAAGGGTCATTCTTCTTACCTAACACAGCCGACATCAAGTTTGCTGCTGGAGATAAGACGTTTACTCTTATTGACATTAGTAAGAACAATGAAGAAGATTGTACCTCACTTGCAGCTGCAAAGTATTATGCTCAAGGTGTTACAATCCACAGACAACAAACCGTTCTCTCTACAAGAATTGTAGATCTCCAAGTTACACAAAACAACATACCTTTAGCATCTCTTGTTACAACAGTTGAAGCTGGTGGAGGCGGAGGCGGAGGCGGCGGTGCCGGTGGTGGTAAAGATCCCCTCGCACAATCGTTCACCATTCAAGACACAACTGGTGTGTTTATTACCAGCATTCATGTGAGATTTAAGACAAAGCCAGCTGAAGGTGGTACTCCAGTTGTAGCACAACTTAGACCAATGGTCAACGGGGTTCCTTCTGCTTCTGCTATTGTTCCTGGATCGACAGTGTTCAAAGCTCCAAGCGCAATTACAATTTCTGATGATGGAAGCTCTATCACAACATTTACATTTGAAGAGCCAGTATACTTGACGGGTGATACAGATTTCAGCATTGTACTTCTTTCAGACTCTAACGAATACAATGTATATGTTGCAGAAGCTGGAGAGTTCTTGTTAGGATCAACCGAAAGAAGATTGACTAAACAAGCTACTCTGGGATCATTATTCAAGTCTCAAAACGGTAAGACTTGGGAACCAGATCAAACCAAAGATATGACATTTAAGTTAAGCAGAGCAGACTTTGCCACTAGTGGTACAGCTGTTGTTGAAAACAGTTCTCCGCCTACTGTAAATCTATCTAACACAATCAAGACTGAAACAAGTGATCCAGACAAGGTTCAAATTACATGTAGAGACCATGGTTTCATTGTTGGTGATGATGTTAAGATTACAGGCGCATCTGCTGTTGGCGGCATCGCGGCAAATAATATCAATGGTGTTAGAACGGTAACATCTATAGATGGTGACCACTTTACTTTCAATGCAGGAGCCAACGCTACATCAGCAACTACTGGTGGCGGGAGCTTCACTGTTGAAAGACAAAACATGTTTGAAACAATGATGTTAAAGGTCGAAAATATTCTACCCCCAGCAACTAACGTGAGTGTTTCAGGTAAACTAACTTCTGGGAAATCACTAGCTGGATCCGAAACGGCTTATCAAAAAGAAACTAGCTATGCTGCATATCCAATCAATAGAAACATTTATTTCCAAACACCAAAGCTATTAGCGACAAAGCGAAACGCAGATGCAAACATTGGTGCAGGTGTTAAATCTTCTACATTTAAAGTAGACATGACAACTGTTTCTTCACTTGTATCTCCGGTAGTTGATATGCAGAGGACTTCAATCTCTACTATTCACAACAGAGTTGATAACAACAATGCTCTAAATGCAGTTGTCGAGACAAATGCTAGAGGTGGATCAACACTGGGTAAGCACTTAACAAGACCTGTTACACTTGCAGAAAAAGCAAGAGGTCTCAAGATTATGTTAGCTGCAAACAAACCATCTGCGTGTTCATTTGATGTGTACTTTAGAACAAATAGTGGTGGAAGATTGCTTGATCAAGATTTCACATTGATTGCTCCGGAAGTACCAATGCCATCAGATGACAATCCCAACATCTACAGAGACTATAGATATCTACCAGGTGGTATTGGAGGAAACCTAAATGACTTTGATCAATTCCAAGTTAAGATTGTTATGAAGTCAACTAACAGTGCAAAGGTACCACGTTTTGGAGATCTAAGAGTGATTGCATTAACGGTGTGATATGGATCAACTAAAAGTAGAAGGTCATACTGATTTAGTAAGAGATGCAAAGACCGGTGCAGTTGTTAATATAAATAGACCAGAAGCTGCACTCGCTAGGCAAAGGAAACATAACTGGCGAGTACAGCAACAGGAACAGGAACAACTTAAATCTGATGTAGATCAGTTAAAGAATGATATGAGTGATATAAAAGATTTACTGACCAAATTAGTAGAGAAATAAAAGATGCCAAAGCAGATTGTAAATATTAGCGATACAGTTAAATCCTTTCAAGAAAAGGTTAACATCATCTCTGCAGATGTGGGTTGGAGAGGAAATCTTACGACCGCGGAAGACTCTGATATTGTTGGAGCGATCAATGAACATGATGCAGAGTTAGGAACGATTACAGCTGGTGCAATGGGAACTACCGCTAGTACGGTGTCAACAGCAATTGCAGAACTTGATGGTCGTTTAGATTCAGCTAACAACACTCAGATAAATTCTGCTAAGTTGTTTATGCGAGATTCTGCTGCATTAAACATTATCAAAGGTAATCTTAATCTCCATGGGAACATGGACATTGATGGTACTCTTACTGTTGATGGTGTAGTAAACTTTAAAGCTGGTACAAACGGATCGGTTACTCTAGGTGATGCTAATACAGACAACGTTGTATTCTCAGCAGATGTTAACTCTCATATTATTCCAAACACAGATAACGCATATGATCTTGGTACTAATGCCCAGCAATGGCGTGATGTGTATATCAACGGTACAGGTTATATTGATGCGGTATCAGCCGATACATTAGATGTAAATACTTCTGCTACAATAGCTACAGCTAAGATTGAAGATCTTACAGATAACAGAGTTGTTATTGTAGGTACTGGTGGTGAGTTAGAAGATGATGCTAACTTCACATTTGACGGTACCACTTTTACTCTTAATGGTAATGTAGATGTAGGCAACGGATTAGATGTAACCGGAAACATCACTGTTACTGGTACAGTTGACGGTAGAGATATTGCAACAGATGGAACCTTATTAGACACACTTGATGGGGAATTAGGAACTATTTCTGCTGCAGCAATGGGTACTACAGCAAGCACTGTAAGTGGTGCTATACTTGAGTTAGAAACAGAGATTGATACTCTTAATACTAAAGTAGAGCCTAGTCAAGCCTTAACAACTACTGCTACAACCTTGTCTGATGCAATTAATGAATTGGATGGTGAATTAGGAACTATTACAACTGCAGTTATGGGCACAACCGCTTCTGACGTAGGAGCTGCTATTGGTGAGCTTGAGGGTGAAATAGACACTCTCAACACTAAAGTAGAACCATCGCGGGCATTTGGATCGACGTTCACAGCAACAACCGTTATGGCGGCGTTAAATGAATTAAAAACACAAACAGATCTTCTTGATTCTGGTTCTAGTGTTCAAATTGATCAAATTGGGGATCTGGCATCACTTGATACCACAGCAAAAAATAATCTCGTGGCAGCTATCAACGAACTAGACGATCGCATTGATACTGATGCTGACTTCCGTGACAAAGTCAGCGCAATTGATTCTGGTGGAGACGGATCTTTTAGATATGTACAAGCTACAGGTAAGTTTATATACAAAGGTCCTTCTGCAACAGATGTTAGAGCTCACTTCTCTGGTGGTACTGATATTGGTATTTCTGATAGTGGGGCAATTAACCATGATGCTATATCATCTAGTACATCAGCTGCAACTGCTGCGTCTCCTGGATATGGTGGTTCGTTTACATATGTTAATGGTATTACTGTAAGTGATCAAGGTCACGTTACAGACGTAGAAACTAAACAGATTACATTGCCTGCTTCTGATAATACAGACACTACTTACTCTGCTGCAACATCAGACGCCTTGGGCTTATCAAAGCTGGGCAGTAACACTGCAGTAACAGGTACTGAACAATCTGTAACTACTACAGCTGGTAGATTCTATAAAGTTCAACACAATTCTAGTGATCAATTAGTCGTTAATGTTCCGTGGGTTGATACCAATGATGACACTAACACTACTTACTCTGCTGGTAATGATTTAAATTTAACTGGGACAGAATTTGAAATTGAGTCAGAGCTTAATCATGTTACATCTATAGCTACAGCTAACGATACCAACTTTGCCTTAACAACAACAGGTACTGGCGGAGTTGTACTTACAACTGCGGCCCAAGCTGGGAACAATAGTGGTGGTGTTATTATTAGATCCAGTAGCTACAACACTGGAATTTACACAGATCAAGAGTTGCAATTACGCGCAGGTCCGAATAACCAAAAGATCAACGCAATAAAAAGTTCTTTTAATGTATATGCAGATGATGAAATTGTTATGCAGCCAATGGAACGCTCTGGAGGTAGTGATAATTTAACAGTAATGTCCCTTGATAGTGACATGCGTTTCCAAGCGTCAGGTAAGATGTTGATTAGGGGGCTAGGTAGAGACACATCTGGTCCAACTTCAATATCCGCTTGGAACACTGGGGATATTGAATTACAAGCTGGTGATGGTAAATTTACATTTATTGATACAACTGAAAATGGCAACAACACCCGCGG